GGCGACGACCGGCGTGGGCCGGTCGGTAAGCGAACGAAGCGCGAGCAGCGCGTCGTACATGTGCTTGATCTTGGAGTTAGCCATTTTGACTAAGGTCCCTATTCAGAAGGTTGCGGTGGGAAGAAGCGGGGTGACCGGTTAGGGCCACCCCTTGGGTGGAGATCGCTTACGCGACCACCGCCACCTTCTTGATGCCGTAGATACGGGCGGCGGCGCGACCGGACAGGACCGCGAGGCTGATCAGCCACTCGATCCGGGTACGGTAGACCGGCTTGTCGTTGACCTGACCGAGGTCGTCGACCTCCATCACGCCGTTCTGGAGACCGATCACGCCGGAGTCGCCCACGTTCAGAACGTAGATCGAGGTGCCGGTCGTGGCGCCGCCACCGGGGCACGCTTCGGTGAAGTCGATCACCTGGGCGTTGGTGTCGTCGTAGTCGGTGACCAGGATGGGCAGGTCGTTGTAGAAGGCGATGCGGTCGCCGAACTCCGACTTGTCCCAGGTGATGAAGCCCGCGACGGAGGTCTGACGGCTCGCGGCCGACAGGAGGTTCCGCATGCGCTTCGACATCACGAGGTGCGTGGCGCCGTCGACGGAGTCGATCGCTTCGTCCAGAATCTGGAGCGAGAGCGCGTCACCGCCGGCGGAGTTGCCGGCCGGGATCAGTTGCGAACCGACGATGCGCTTGCGCAGACCGTCGAATTCACGGGGGTCCTGCTCGGAGTCGCCGTTGATGATCTTGCCGGCCAGGAAGAGCGAGAGGGCCTTGACCTTCATCTTCTCCTGCATGGTGCGGATGTTCGCGCCATGGGTCTTGATCAGCGCCTTGTCGACGTCGAGATCGCCACCGACGATCTTCAGGACTTCGACCTGCGAGTTGATCACGCCGACGCCGTTGCCGTAGGCTTCGTTGAAACCACGGAACGCGACGCCGGGAAGCTGACCTTCCTGCGTGTAGGTGTAGGAACCGCCGGGCACGTCCATGAACGGAAGCACCTTCAGCAGGTCCGGGTAGGCGAAAAGCTCGATGATCGCCGAGCGCTTCACCTCGTCGTTGCCCATCGCCATGTCAGCGGCTTCGAGCAGGGTCAAGGCAGCCATGGGCTGTCTCCTCTAGGGTTCAATACTGGACGCGATTGAGGAGGCGGCCCCCGCCTCGGGCTCCCCCTCGGACCGTCCAGCGGCACCCGAGGGAATTCCTTTGAGTCACGTTTCGTGGGAAACGTGACTCGATTAGTGCGTGAACGGATCGCTTTGGGTAGCGCTCGACGTTCTGGAAAGACCGGGCACGGAGCTTACCCGTGCAACGTCCCTTTCGGGGCTCCGCTAAAGCTCGCGGCGTGTTCTGGTGCCCGAAGGCGAAACTCGTCGGGTGGTTTTTAAGGAACCACACCCCGTAAACCCGCCCCGTGAAGGGCTGCGCTTTAGGCCCGCCGGCCGAGTGCCCCCAGGCGAGGGGCGCTCCGCAGAGCCGTGCCTTTACAGGCGCGGCCCCTTGTCTCCGTTCGCGAGGGCCAGACGATCCGCCGCCGTCATGCCCTTCATCTCCTGCGACGTCTTGCCGAGAGGACCGCGCTGTTCGCCGCCGCCGGCGCCACCGCCCTGAGTCCCCTTGAAGTAGTGGGGGGCCTCGTCCTTCAGCTTCGCGATCCACTCCTTGGGCGTCAGCGGCGAGCCGCCATCCGCGCCGTAGAGTTGCAGGTCGCCTTGATAGGCGACGACCTTGCCGTCATCCGAGGCGCGCCACACGTTGGCGGCGCGAGCCAGGATGTCGCCGATCGCGGCCGGGCTCACGCCCGACTCCGGATCGATGGCCGCGTCCTTGATCGCCGAAGAGACCAGGGTCCGCTTGTAGGTGGCCTCGATCTCGCCGGCCTTGGTCTTCCAGTTCGAACCCTCCTTTTGGGCGGTCCGAATTTGCTCCTCCAAGGACTTCTTCATGTCCTCGGTGCGCCGGATGACCTCTTCTTCGATCTTGCGGCTGTCCGTCAGCGAGCCGTCCTTGACGCGTTGCGCGGTCGCGCGCAGTTCGTTCAGGTCGGCGCTGAAGGCGGCCGGGTCCTCGCCCACGATGGGGGCAAGGGTCTCGACCGTGGCCTTCAACTCGTCACGCTCCTTGACCAGAGCGATGTTGGTGTCGCGGAACTCGTCCAGCTTGTCTTGCGGAACGAGGTTGATCTGAACCTTCTCGCCTTCGGCCTTCGCGAACTGGCGGAGGGGTTCAGGAATCTGTTCGAGCGAGTCGAAAACAAAAATCGGCATTACTTGGCGTTTCTCTCTGAAACCTTGGACCCCAAGGCATGGCGCTACGACCCGTCGCGTCGCGAGATTTAAGTGAGACGGGAACCTTCGGGGGTTCCAATCCTATCGGGATGCTGCGGACCCTACCAAAATCGTGGTTAATTGTCAAGAAATACGGCGTGCCGAGTGTTGACAGACGGCATTCTTGGCGCTAGAGGGTCAGGTTTGCCCCGGATTCAGCGGGCGTCTTCGTTGCGCTCGCGGAAGTAACGCTTCAGGTCTGCGCGCAGGCCCGGCTTGTTGCCGCGCAGGCGCAGCAGCCCTTGGCTGTCGCGGGTGATGTCGGTCTCGGGGTCGAAGTCGTGGCGCTTCAGGATGTCCCAGCGCGAGGCGTACTTGCGATCGGCCTTGTGGCCGTGGAAGTAGTGCATGATCGTGCCGGCGACGAAGCCGATGTCGTGCTGCACGGCTTCCTTGGCGCGCGCCTCCCACTGGAGGACCGCCTTCATGTAGTTGGGGTGGATGTTGCCGGGCACCGAGTTCTTGCCGTAGCCGATCAGGGCGCACGACATGTGGTGGTCGCCGGCGCCGGCGATCGGGAAGTCCATCATGCCACCGACCGCGTCCCAGGCCTCGCGCCGCCACGCCCAGCCGTAGCCGGGGTGCATGTGCGGGTTGTAGCGGTTGTCCGGCACCTGCCGGTGCTCGCAGTGACGGTAGGCGAACCCGACGTGCTGCTGGATCACCTCCAGGCGCGGGCCGAGGTCGACGGCGTGGCTGAAGCACTGCACGACCTTGTGGTTCTGGAGTTCGTGAAGGGTCTCCATGACCCAATCCTTGCGGACGAACTCGACGTCGGCGTCCAGCCACATGATGTAGCGGGCGGACTGCGGCAGCCGACGCGCGACCGCGTTGATCATCGCTTCCTTCTGCCAGACCTCGTGGTCGGCGCGCATCTGGATGTGGCGCGGGTTGTCGTCGCGGGTGATCTCGTACTCGCGCTCCCCGGTCCGGGCCTCGCCCAGCCAGAAGGTGGCTCCCGACTCCTCCATTCGATCCACGAAGGTCTTCGCGTGGGTGATCCGCGACTTATAGCGCACGGGATTGGAGAGCACGCTGATGACGTGCAGGTCGCTGGGTTGCATGTGGAACTGGCCGCCGGAGGGGGTGTGGGGATTTCTGGCGCATCATGACGGGATGACTGCCACCCGTCAAGAATTCCCGTGTGTCAAGATCGATATGATATTGTGTCCGAAAAACGGCTACGACTTGACACGGCTACGCTTCTTGGGCTTCTTCATCAGGAAGCCGTACTTCTCCCGATCAGCAGCCGACTTAATCTTGTGGCAGGGATCGTGGCATAGAATCTGCACGTTCTCGGGTTCGAAGTACGCAGCATCCCCAAAAGCAGTGAAGAGTGGTTCTATATGATCAGCTTCCCAATCGGCATTATTGTAGCGATGCTTGGCGCCGCACATCCCGCAGACCCCATCGTCGCGGAAGAACACATGCTGTCGCATTACGCGCGGGTCTGTGCGCAGGAGATATTGGCCGACGCAGGTCTGCGAGCACCAGGAACGCCGGCGATTTATGGTCCCATCCACCTTGTATATCGGTTGGTGGCACCAGCGGCAGTGTCCTGGTGGCGGACGGAAGAGCTTCGCCGGATGAATGCGGTGGTTTGACACAGGTCGCTTTGTCGACGTCTTGCGCCGCCTCGGGCGCCGGCGGCGCGCAGTGATGGTGTTTCGGGTGGTCTTCGGGGCTGACCGCCGCTTCGGGCGCCGCGCCATCAGAGGATGGTGATGCGCTTGCGATCGCCCGGCTCCGGCGCGAGCCGGGTCGGCAGCCACTCCATCCAATCGTCGAACTCGGCCTGGAAGGTGGTCGAGGGAATCCATTCGTAGGGCGGGCGCTCCACGATGATCGCCGAGCCGCGATGGGCGGTGTGGGAGAAGATCGGCAGCACGCGGACCACATTGGGATCGTGGTCGCGCTGCATCTTCTTCGCGCGCCACTCGGTCGCGACATAGAGCAGGACAGGATCGGCCATCAGAGCTTGCCCTTGAGCGCGGCGAGGTGCGCGAGGTTGTCGGAGTGGATGCGCAGAGCGTCGAGCAGCGCTTCGTAGGCGCTGATCGAATGCAGGCGCAGGTCTTCCAGGTCCGAGCCGGAGCGCCGGCCCTTGCGGGGCTGCTCGGTGACCGCGTCGTTGTAGGCGTCGTGCGCGATCGCCCACTCGCGCTGGCAGGCGTCGATGCACTGCTTCGACCAGCGCGACTGCGCCATCGCCTTCTCGAACGCTTCGCGGCGGGTCGTCACAGACGAGTGTCCTGGTCGCCGTCATCGATGTCGGCTGGCAGGTACAGCAGCCGACCGTCGTCGGTGATGTAGACTTCGAGGTTCGTGGCAGGCTGATCGCGCATCTGCGTGCCGTCGAACCAGCGGATGACATTCATACGCTCCGCCGACGTGTCGATCACGAGCGGGTCGTCGATGATGATCCAGTCGGCACGGCGGCCGGTGTAAGGCGGTGACTTCTCAGTCATCGGACGGGACCTTGGTCAGCCAGTGGCGGATGTGGTTCGCCTGCGCCTCGAACATGAAGGCGCGTTCGCTGGCGATCGCGTCGATCTCGGCGTCCGGTCGCGAGCAGAAGTCGAAGAGACCCTGCAAGCCGTAGTAGCGAGGCCGGCTCTCGATATCGAGGCGGCAAAGCGCCCAGGCGAGTTGCCGTGTCGTGGGCTCGGCCGCGAACTTGATGTCGATGACCGCCAGTTCATTCAACAGGTCCAGGGCCTCGGCCGTGCCGCCGCGCTGGAGCGTGTCGTCGGTGGTGACGTGCTTGCCGGACGCGCGGTCGTGGATCATGCCGTGGTCGAGAAAGAAGCGTTCAGCCATGGGAAGCCCTCGCGGCGATGTCGAGCAGGTCCGCCGGCGGCAGGCCCTTGTCCGCCCGGACCTTCTCGACGAAGGCCTTGGCGTCGCTCATGGGATTGCCGGTGCGCGAGACGTAGGGACGGAACCCGATCACGACGCCCTCCTCGGAGTGCATCACCTCGACGATCTCGGCTTCCGCCAGATCGCTCGCCAGTTCCTCGGCCGGGCCGCAGATCGCCAGCACCGCCTCGGCCATCTGGCGGGCGAGCCGGCGGTCCATCAGCATGGTGTTGCGCGGCGCCACGATCTCGATGCAGCGCCCGTCGGGATTACCGATCGTCCGGAAGGTGTAGCCGGACTTCGGATCGACCGCCTCGGTGCAGCGCCAGACCCTGAGCGGACCGACGTTGAGGATGAAGGGCTCGTCGCTCACGTCAGCGGAAGGCCCAGGCGCCGGACGGGTTGTAGGTGGTGCGGTCGACGACGCGATGGGTCGGCACGCGGGCGATCGCGGTGGTGCCCACGAGCCAGTAGCGGAAGCGGTTCTTCATGGAGTCCTCAGAGCTTGACGAAGGTGTCGTCGCAGATGCGGGTGAGCCAAAGCGCGCCCAGCACCGACGGGTGGTCGTAGTATTCCCGGCCGCAGACCGAGCAGCGGCAGGCGCCGGCGGCGCGGAACCAGTCCTGGCTTTCGCCGAAGACGCGCTCGCCGGCCGGCATGAGGTCCGGCGCGTTGCCGAGATCGTCATGCTGCCGCCGGATCGCTGGATCGAGCATCGGCCCGGAGGTCGGCGCTACTCGCCGTTGTCCTGCTCTTCCGGACCGATGGTCACGGTGACCACGTTGCTCGGGTTGGAGCCGTGGTAGTAGGGGATGGACTTCACGAACGGCCCTTCGTGGCCGCGACCGGAGATCACTT